ATCAGTAATCATAATATAATTATCTCACGTTTTTAGTTGAAAGTCAAGCGGAAAAAGCATCTAAAGGATTTATTTTTAACAATCTTTTATTTGCTATATCTATATATTTTTGTTCTATCTCACAACCCACAAAAGAATAACCTAATTCTTTACAAGCCACAAGTGTTGTTCCACTTCCTGTAAATGGATCAAATATTATTCCGCCTTCTGGTGTTACCATTTTAATAATATATTTCATTACATCTATCGGTTTAACCGTGGGATGATTATTCTCTATTGTTCTGTCGTGTGTTTTTTCTTTTACAGAAGCTTTTACATTATAAAAAAATCTTGAAGCAGTTCCCTTATCAGCATAAGTTGTATTGCCTAAAAATCTACCGCCGCCAAACACACCACCTTTATATTGTCTGCCTTGATAATCTTCTGTACCATAATTTCGGGACCAATTATTACCACGTTCACCATATTTTGCAAACTCAGCCTCTATCTCATCACTACCGTCATGTAAAACATTTCCGGGCCATCTGCCAGATGATAATCTACTCTCATCAATATTAATTGCACCCACACCATGCTCTTTAACATTTTCTACAATACTTTTTTCTGAACATGGTTTTTGAGCAAGTAAAATGGGCTCATAACAAGGTTTTAACCCTGTTCCCCAACCTTTCCATTTTGGTAATTTGTTACCTACATTACTACTTTTGGGCATACCCATTGAATGTAACCACAAGAGTTGGTCCCTAACATTTAATCCTGAATCTTCAACAGCACAAACCAATCTATGAAATGTTCTGGCCGCTCCAAAGATAGCTAAATATCCACCAGGTTTTAGATTTTCTGAAATATTTTTCCAAGTGTCCTTATCAAAAGAAACACAATTTTTATACTTATCCCATTCATCATAATTAATACCATATGGAGGATCTGTAACTATTGCGTCCACCAGAAAATCTAATTTAAGCTGTACAGAATCGTTGCAAATTAACTTGTTTATAATCATTAATTATATCTCTTTTCTCTTGAATTTTTTTCTTTCTCAGTTCATAGGTTTTATGAGCACCTTTGGCCATTAGTTCACAAATTAAATCAAGAGTTGCTTCTCTATCTAAAGGAGGGAATTTTTTATTAAATTCATAAACTTCCTTTATCTTATTTTCATTTATCATAAATTGGCCAGGGCCGGCATCATAACTAAAACAATCAAAATCAAGATAATCATACACATTATAAAACATATACTTTGGGCCATCCGCATCAACACTGAAAACATAATACGAATCTATTTTTATGTTTTTTGATTTGCCTCCAATTCCATGTAAATAATCAAAAAGTTTATTTCCAGCGCAAAGATTTGGGTGGCCCCTTTTCTTATAACCAAATTTTATGTTTATGTAATTACCCTTATATTTAATATCCTCACTAGACCTAATTTCTTCAGGTTCAGTAAAATTAGGATCAGCGGCTATTAATTTCTCTACTAACTTGGCTTCAAAAGGGCCATGAAATGAGTGCCCAGGTTCTTTTATGCTGGGATTGAAATTAATTTCCTTTAAAATGTTAGGTGTTAGTTCTTCAACTAACTTCATAATATATTTTTTATCTTCAAATAAAATCATAATATAATTATCTCACGGCTAAGGTTATTTGTCAAGACATATCTTGTTTAAAAGATAATTTAGATTTAGCGATAAGGTAACTTCGCACCCAACCACTTCTAATAATGTCTCCTATACCAAACTCAACTACTACACCTTCATTCATATCTCCTATAATCTTTTGGAAATTATACCATCCATCTTTTTGACCATTTCTCAGGTCTGTCTGAGCCTCATCGCCGGCCCAATGTATGGTGCTGTCTTGACCAATACGAGTTGTTATTGTGTCAAGTTCCTGGAAGGTGAAGTTTTGACATTCATCACAAATCACAATGCAACGGTCAAATGTTGTACCTCGTAGGAATGATGTTGATACAAACTCTATGGAATCCTGTTCCACCAAGTTATCATACAATGCCGACATAGCTTGGTCTGAGGGCATTTCAAACAAGTATTTCACCAACATTTCGTATGGTGCTTGATAGAGATAACTTTTTTCAGATAAGTCACCGGGGAGGTAACCTATTTCACGGCTCGGCAATAACGACCTTACGATTACTACTTTTTCGTAAGGTGTATCTTTAGATAAAACATCCTTTAATGCTAGATACAATAAAACAAAAGTCTTCCCGGTTCCCGCTGAACCAGAAAGACACAAGTTCTTGCCCTCCGCATAAGCCTTAAATACTTCTGCTTGGTTTTCACCAATAGGCTCTATTGTAACTAGTGAATTGCTATTAATATATTTCATCTTCTTTCTCTTCCGGGCCCGGTTGCTCAAGAGTAGTCCTCCAGTTATGGGGTTGTGGACTATTTATTATATGTAGTATTCTACAATGGATGTTTACACATCTATGGTGCTCTTAGGATTATTAGCCTTTATTCTTCGTAAAGTATCTTTCCAGGCATCAGAGGTGCCATGGCCTCCACCTTGACCTGAATGATCGCGTCCTGAAATAATACTGTTTTTATTCGGTGTGAATACCATTATCCATCCGGTCTGCTTCATCACTTCCATATCTGCCACTGAGCACTCAATATCTTCAGGCTCACCAGTTTCTGGATTGACCATTCGGTATCTCACTGACTAATCTTCCAACTGCCATCGGGCTGCCGGCACGCTCGTCCATAACCCTGCTGTGTTTCTCCACCCACAACAACACTGGTCTGGAACTCACGGCAATATTGGCCGTTTGATGCTTGATAAGTCTGGGTAGGAACTACTGTGCCGCTGTGTCCACTATTTGGATTGTTCCAGCTTCCAGTTGAGTTATCAGGTGCCCTCTCCAATGTATGTTGCATTGTCTGTCCATACATTTCACGGTCACGAGCATCTAAATGTGCCCCAACCTGTTGACCGATAATACCGCCAGCTATCGCACCCACTACAAGAGCCAATCCACGGTCTTTATGACCCTTGGATAGATTATGAGCGGCGATGGTACCTAAACCAACACCAATCAGCTGTCCTTGCTGGGCATTATTCATATTGGCACACCCACCTAAGACACCCACAGCGACCAATGTTGCTACTAACTTCTTCATTTCTTTCCTATCCTTCATTTTCACTTCTCCGTTCTTTAGTCAACTCTATTGCTTTTGACAGTTTCATCTTCCCATCTAAATAGGAAGTCCTAATTGTCCCCTTCAATTTTTTCTTTTCGGCATTATCCAACCTATCTCGCTTAGAACGAAATAACGCTTCTAAATCCTGCCGACCTGTTAAACTTACATTATATCCTGACATCATTTTCTTTCTATCCTATATCTGGTGTTGAAAATAATTTTGCTTCTGCCTCTCGGCGTCTAACTAACCCAGCAAGCACTTTACCACCAGCTCGGTTCCATCTTTTCATTTCGTCCGGTACTTTATCATACTCACCGTTATTTAGTACCTTCAACATTGTGCTTTCTCGTAAATTGCCCGGACCTAGATTGTAAGTCCAACTCACAAGAGCATCAAACTGGTTTTGGTTTAAAGGTACAGTCACATATTTTTTGACATACTTAGCATACTCGTCCAATTCTTCGGCTAGTATAGTTTCAGCATCTTCGCGGGTTAACTGGTCCCCTTCTTTAACTCCTTTCGTATGGCCATAACCAATAGTCCATACACCCACAGAATCCTGATAAGCTTCCAATCGGACACCTTCAAATTCTTTAATTAGATTGATACCATTTTTTTCTATTTTCATTATCATTACAATTCCTAATACTATCAATAATAATATAAAACTAACCGTTCTCATGCGGGTCATAATCGCTGAGCACTCTTTCGTCGGAAGGATCAAATGTCTGTACTCCTGTCATTTCGTTACCTAGAAAATACATAAAAACTATCAACTGACGCTCATCTAAATGCATCATGTATAATTGATTAGCCACAATATGGGCCCAACTCTTTAGAGAATTTGGATATCCCTCAGCGGAATTAAACCATTTTCTTTTTGGGCGCTTCTTACTAAAACTTTCAGCAATACTTCGTACCTGTTCATCAGACCAACCAATAGGCTTAGATATCATCATCGTCAATTTCACCTACTGACACATCATCCTTCGGAACCCAAAACTCCCAATAGTGGTTTTCTTCATCGCGGACAAGATAAGTTTTATTCGATTCTTCTACTTCAATAACGACACCTGGACGATGTAAGACTTCGTATTTTGCTATAGGCAAATCAACCAATGAATAAAGACCACCTGGTCTTCCATATTCATCTACTGGGAATTCTTTTTTGTAATAACAACGAAAATGTTTACTTTCAATCATAATACCATTCCTCAAATTCTTTATAGAGTTTTGTTTCTAGTCGATATGCCTCTTTCTCCCAAGGCATATCTTCATAACACATATCGTCTGACAATAATTTAGACTTCCATTGAACTTTCTTATTCTCATAATCACACAGTTCACCTTTTACAAATTGTTTAAGGTGTACCATCTCATGAGCAAGCCATTTAAGGATTTCTTCTAACCCAAACTTCATAGAAGCATCAAGTTCTATTTCAAACTCTCTGGGTTTATTAACTTCGCCAGTAATATAACAAAAGGCATATCCTCCAGAATTCTTTTTAAGGTCTTTAGTCAATTTCACATCTAACCAAATATGTCGGGCTTGTCGGCCGCCAAGAAGTTTCAAACCATAAAACCATGCAGCCATGAATATATCATCTACTAGACCTTTATTTTGACTTCGGTATCCGTAAATGTTAGTTTTCATTCTTCTATCTCAGCAAAGACAAAATGAATGTAAGGGAATGGACCTAATCGGTCCTCGTTGATTATTCGGGACTGCTCTTTGTTTAGCCCTTCTACATAAGCCCTGACTTCTTCCAGCTCATCAGCCCCAAAGGATTTCATCACCTTATGGGTCGTGGGATTCTTTACTTCATAACCAACAACGGTAGGCATAATAATCATATTTTTCTCCTAATTAATCTAATAACTATGCTATATGGTAACATATATGTGAAATCTAGTCAATAGGGCTAAGTCGTTGATTCCAAAGGCTTTTTTGTAAGTCATTGATTCCAAAGGCTTTTTATTTCACTCATTTTTTCCCACTAACACTACCATGGTAACATATATAGAGCCCTTGGTCAAGAGATTATCACCTATTAGAATATTAGAGAATACTTATGTAGAGCTCAGGGTGAAAAATCATCGGGGATAAAATCTTACCCTGTTTTTTCCTGGAACCATTTAAGCTGGCTGGAAGTTTTGATCCCAACCATAAGCCTCGCGAACTGTATTAGCATTGAGGCCTTTGAACCGCTTATTGATTTCCTTATCCTTGGCCCATATCAATAACCGAGCCTCATCTTTATGTAGCCCTTCAAGCAACTGAATAAACATCTGCTCTCGTTTAATTTGTTTTATTTGTGGGTTACCAATAACTGCTGGTAAATCCAAGTACTCCCGGTTCAACTTAACAAAATTGTGGCACTTAAAAATCTCTCTAGCTAACTGGGTGTGTTCTGTTCCCTCAGGTGCCTCATTCTGTATATAAGGCACATCACCTTCAGGTACTAACCATTCTATATTACTATCTAAAGCACTTTTCAGGAACATTTCTAAACCTTCAGTGCGATGCTTTTTTAGCACTTTAATTTTTGCGGGTTTGTCCTTGGCATTATTCACCTTAGTACAAATCTCGTGGTATGACGGGGTATATGTTTCTACTACCATTTTAATAATCTCCAATATTACTCATTAAGTCAGTCAACTTATGTTTTACAAAATAATTTAACAGTTGGCTTCTATCACCAACTTTTACGTTTCTATATTCATCCAGAACATCCTTTCTTATTTGCTGAGGTATTCTGGAAAAATCAATAAGAGTTTCATTTCTCTGCCAGTTACGAATCCAGGTATCTTTAGGACATTTGGCAATTTGGAAAAGATCCTGATACTCAAACCTATTCAACTCTTCCTTCAATTCTCTAATCATGGCCTTTCTTATTGGTTTTTGTCTCCCAGCAGAAATGAACGTATCATCATGGGAAAGTATATTAGGAACACCATCACTTCGGTCCCCTTTAATAATATGCTCTCTCAAATAATTTACAGGGTCATCATTCTTCAACATTCTTTTTGCCATAGGGCTGTATTGTTTCACATGGCGTCCATGAAGTTGTATGAAATCTTTATCACTACTCACAATAACATTCATCGGCACACCTCTTTCTATGACACCAAACTTATCTTCTTCTGCATCAAAAGGTCGATGTACCAATACAGCAATAATGTCATCCGCCTCAGCACCAACTACATCAATAACTTTATACGGCAAACTTTCTTTCAACTCATCCCGCAAGCCATTCAACAACTCAAAAATTTGTAGCCAATCATAGCCTGTAACCTCTCGGTCCTTCTTACGATTAGCTTTGTAGTTGGGGAAATAATCTCGGCGCCAATAGTGTTTATTGTCACAACAAATAACCATCTCACCAAACTCCTCTTTGAATTTGGTTCGATAAAATCTAAGGTTATTTAAAACTATATGCCGAAATAAATCACCAGTCAATTGGTTGCCCTTATTCAAAGCAACCATCAGAGAGCCGATGGCTATCTGGTTCCAATCAATCAAAATCATAATAAAATACCGTGTTAATCTAGAAGCAACCTTCTCCAGTAGTTAAGCCTCTGAAAGGGCTACCAGTATCCGGTATCACACAATCTCTATGTTTTTTGGAAGACATTGTTTGGGGTTTTATTTCCTGGGGCCCTGACGATGGTGCATCAGGAAGATGACCAATATCCAAATTCCTTTGCATATTTTCTTCTATTGTTAAACAAGAAATTTCTTTTATTTCTACAGGAATAGGTATTGCACTTTTAAAATGTTGTGCTATACCTTCGTAGTCTGATTCTACAAACTGCTCGCAAACTTCT